GCCGTGTCCGCGCTGGACGATTACCGTGACCGTTTCGCCACTTGACCGCACGATCACCCTCCCGCCCGATGTCCCCCAGTTGACGCTCGGATGGGAGGCGGTGAAATGGGCGTCGAAATATTTACGCCACCCCAACGGTCCCCGCGCCGGACAACGATGGGAATTCGTCCGAACACAATGGCTGTTCCTGCTCCACTGGTATGCGCTCACCCCGGACGGTGATTGGCAGTATCGTCACGCGGCGCGGCGGCTCGCGAAAGGGTCGGGGAAGTCGCCGTTCGCCGCACTCCTGGCCCTGGTCGAGTTCTGCGCACCTGTCCGACTCGACCGGTTCGACCCGGACGCGCTCGGCGGATGCGTCGGACGCCCCGTCCCCATGCCGCTGGTGCAGATCGCGGCGACCGCAGAATCCCAAACCGCCAACACGATGAGGATGGTTCGCGCGTTCTGCCCACGCGGGTCACGAGTCGTCTCCGAACATAACCTCGACGTTGGCAAAACGGTGTTCTACCGTCCCGGCGGCGGAATGTTGCAGGTCATCACGAGTAGTGCGATTGCGGCGGAAGGCGCGGAAACAACATTCGTCGTCGCCGACGAGACGGAACACTGGCGGCCCGAAAACGGCGGCGTCGCCCTCTCCCAAACATTGGATCGGAACCTCCGCAAGTCGGGTTCCCGCATGATGGAAACGAGCAACGCCTGGGAGCCTGGGTTGAGCACCGTCGCGGAAGGAACCTGGGACGCTTGGGTCGCCCAGGAGGAAGGGCGAACAAAAACCCAAACACGCATCCTGTACGACGCGCGTATCGCCCCACCGGAGACGGATCTCGCCGACCGCACCAGCCTTGACGCGGCGCTCGCCCACGTCTATGGGGACGCTTTCTGGGTGAACCTCGATATCATCCGCGAGGCGATCTGGGATTTACGCACCCCGCCGGACATTTCCCGCCGGTTCTATCTCAATCAGCCGACCGTGACCGCTGACGCCTGGGTGTCATCCCAGCAGTGGTCGGCGTGTTCCCGACCCGATATCACGGTCCCGGAACGTGAGCCGGTCGTCCTGTTTTTCGACGGGTCGAAAAGTGAGGACGCCAGCGCGCTGATCGGCTGCCGAATCTCAGACGGGCACGTTTTCACCATTGGCGTGTGGGAGCCGAAACATGACGCGACGGTTCCCGTCGATGACGTGGATGGCGCGGTCGAGTATGCGTTTGGACGGTGGGATGTTCGCGCATTTTTCTCCGATGTCCGAGAGTGGGAAAGTTACGCGAAAACGGTGTGGCCGGGACGATATGCGGATCGGCTCATCGTGTGGGCTGAGGCGAAAACGGGACGCGACCCGCAGCCGGTCGCCTGGGACATGCGGGGCCACGTCGCAGATTTTACGAAAGCGTGCGAACTGGCCGCAGCGGAAATCGTTGAGGGCACGTTGACGCATGACGGGGATTCCCGCACCGGGCGGCATGTCGTGAACGCGAAACGGAAACTCAACCGCTATGGGACGAGCATCGGGAAAGAATCACGCTCATCGGCCTATAAGATTGATGCGGCGGTGAGCGTCGTGGGTGCGCGTATGGTGCGGCGCCTGGTTCTCGCGGAACAACAACGCACCGTCAAGGGGAAACGCGCCGGGAATGTTTACGCCTTCTAACAGTGGGATGATGTATGGAACAGTTGCTGGTTGATGTTGTCGCCGACATGATGGAAATACGGAACCGCGAATACGCCCATTTCGAGACGATCAGCGGATATGCGGCCGGGCGGGAGAACCCTGTCTGGATGCCGAAGGATGCCCGCAACGAATATCGGGCTATCGCCCGCCAATCAAACGTGAATGTTCTCCCACTCGTCATCGACACTATCGCCCAATCGTTGTATGTCGATGGCTTCCGTTCGGTGATGACGGGTGAGAATACGGGCGCGTGGGCGCAATGGCAGGCGAACCGGATGGACGCCCGGCAGACCGGGGTGCATCGTGCCGCCCTCACCTATGGGGCCGCGTATGTTTCGGTCACGGCCGGCGATACGTCACCCGCCTGGTCCCCCTATTCGCCACGCACCATGACCACCGTGTATGCGGATTCGGTGAATGATGAGTGGCCCGAGTATGCGCTGATTGTTCGCCCGGTCGCGGGACGGGTCGAGATGGTCCTGTTGATGCCGACGTTCCGGCATCGGCTGGTCGCGAAAGATGTTCACTCGAAACCGGAACTGGTCGAGTCGGGCGTGCATGGTGTTCCGTGGACGCCCGTGGTCCGCTTCCTCAATTGTTACGATTTGGATGGGCGGGCGAGGGGTGAGGTTGAGCCGCTGATCCCGTTGCAGGATCAGATCAACCTGACGACGTTCAATCTGCTGATGGCGCAACAGTTTGGGGCGTTCCGCCAGAAATGGGTGACCGGCTATGAGGTTCCGAAGGACGAACTTGGGCGGCCCGTCGAGCCGTTCAAGGCGGCCGTGAACCGCCTGTTCATTTCCGATTCGCCGGACAGCCGATTCGGCGATTTCGATTCGACCGACCTCGCCGGATATTTGGCATCCCGTGAATCGACGCTGCGGAATCTGGCGACTATTGCGCAGGTTCCGCCGAATCATCTGATCGGGCAGATGGCGAACCTGTCGGCTGAGGCACTGGCCGCAGCCGAGGTGCAACAAACCAGGAAAGTGATGGAGCGCCGCGTCCTGTTCGGCGAGTCGTGGGAGCAGGCGTTCCGATTGTCCGCGCGACTGTCGGGCGTGGTCGAGGATGAGGCGGCGCAGGTGATCTGGCGGGACACGGAGGCACGTTCGCTGGCGGCGACAGTGGACGCGCTCGGGAAACTCACCCAAATGTTGGGCGTCCCAGCACAGGAATTGTGGGAGCGGATTCCGGGCGTCACCCAGCAGGACGTGGAGACGTGGCGGGCGGCCGCCGCCCACGGCGACCCGTTGGGACAGTTGACACAATTGTTGGACGGGCAGGGTCGGGACGCGCTCGACCAGATGGCGGCGGCGCGTGCCTGACCCGCTCACGCTGGAACATCGGGCGGCCCAGATCCGCATACGGGCGGCCGTCGCCCGGCGGGTCATCACGCTCGGCGTGTCCGATCAGACCTCGCCCAGGTTCGTCGGCTGGTCCCGTAGCATCACCGACACGGTGAACACGGGTCGTGGACTGTCGGCGCGCGCCGCCATCGACTATTACGGGCGGCTCCGGTCCGCGTCCGGCGTGAGCGGACCATACGCCAAATACCTGCCCGCCAACGAAACGTTGGGGACACTCGGCCGCCGGTTGGGGATCGTGACCCGTCTCGCCGCGAATGATGAGACCCGCCTCGTCCTCGTCCAGGGGGTGACGGGCAGGAGTGTCCTTCAGGCGGGCCGGGATGCGCTGATCGGGACCGGGCGGACCGACCCACGGTCGGGCAGGTGGGCGCGTGTCACCGGCGGTGAGGCGTGCGATTTCTGCCTGATGCTCGCCGGACGCGGCGCGGTCTATTACGAGGATTCGGCTGATTTCGCCGCCCATGACCATTGCGCCTGCATGGTGGAGCCGCAATTCTCATGACCTGCCTGTGGGAACAGTACTGGGGCGATCCGACGATCACCCGCCGGAATCTGCTGGTGGTCGAACATCTCGACGTGATCGGGAAAGTCCTGTCCCGCCTCCCGCAGGATGTCGCCCATCAGTTGACGGGCGCGGCTGCGGTCGGGCTGATCCGCGCCGTCGAAACATTCCAACCCGAATATGGCATCCCATTCCCACGCTATGCGTGGATCAAAGTTCTTTCCGCCGTCCGGGACGGTGGGCGGCGGGACGATCTGATTCCCCGTTCCGCCCGCGAATCGGTGAACGCCTACCGGCGGGCGCGCGAGAACGGGGCGGGCGAGGATGAGGCGTATCGTGCGGCGGCCGCGCACACCAACCGGCCCGAATGGTTCGTCCGCCAGCGGGTCACGCCCGCGTTGAACATTCTCGACCGCGTTTCACTCGATGCCCCCACCCAGTGGGATCATCCATCGACTGTTGATGATGGGGATTTGCGGATTCTTTTACGGGACCATTTAGGTAGGCTCCCGGAAAGGGAACGCGCCTGCCTGTTCCTCGCCTATTATGAGGATTGGCCGTTGCGTGATATCGGCGTCCTGTTCGGCGTGTCCGAGTCGCGCGTCTCCCAGATCAATCAGGGCGGGCTGCGAATGTTGCGGGAATCGTTGGCGGCTGAGGACATTCTGACGGTGGAGGGATGCGCGTGACCGTGGAGACCCGCAGGCGACGCGGCCGCGAATCGGAACATGCGGTTGCGGATTTCTTACGCCGCAACGGATTCCCGCACGCCCAGCCGGTCGGCGCAGGGGCACCAGGCTGCGACATCACCGGAACGCCCGGGCTGGCGGTCGAGGTGAAAGCACGACGCCGCCTCGATATTCGCGCATTACTCCGCCAGTCGCGGCGGAACAG